AACTTAGACGTTTAATTGGAGCACATACACCTATTCCACCACCACGGATCAAGGGTGATGATATGCAAACTGTATTAGATACTTTATGGCAAGGAATGAAAACAGAAAAAGCTCCACCAGGTACATCACCAAAAGAAGTATTACATAAACATCTAGAAGATTATATTCATGGGGTTCCAGCAGTAAGTGATGCTGCATTTAGAAGTGGTAGTACCTTGATTGATACTGATGGCTTTGCTTATTTTGTATTTGATCCGTTTTATAATTTTTTAAAAAATAAAGAATGGAAAGCTAAGATAGACAGGACAGGACAAATGCTGATGGATTTTTTTGATGCTGAACTTAGACATCCTAAACGATATCCTAAAAAAGCAACAGAAAAAAAATCTAATAACCCTGTAAGATGTATAAAAGTTTCTATGAAATATTTTGACAAAGAAGAAAATGAAATAGAAATCTTACCAATGAAGAGTAAAAAAGATATTCTTTAATGACAAAGGTTACAAAGATATATGGCCCTCCAGGTACAGGGAAAACAGAAAAATTAATTCGAAGAGCCATGGCTTACATAAGAGTAGGTACGCCAGTAAATAAAATAGGTTACTTTGCATTTACTCGTAAAGCAGCGCATGAAGCAAGAGATAGAATGCTTAAAAAAAATCCTGAGTATAAAAAGAAACAACTTAGATATTTTCAAACTTTACACTCTCTAGCTTTTCATAGTCTAGGACTTAGAGAAGAAAACGTTATGCAAGACTATCATTACAATGATCTTGGAAAACAATTAAGTATAAGAGTCAATGCTAAAAAAGATGCTGATGCCTCACCTTACTTAACCTGCGATAATGAATACTTTCAAATTATTTTAAAAGCAAAAGAAAAAGATATTCCAGTATGGGATGAATACTGTACTGGTGAACATTCAACAAATGTAAAACCTGATTTGTTAAAACACATTGAAGCAAATTATAATCACTACAAACATCCAGACATAAATAACTTAGTAGACTTTACAGATATGATTCACGATATTGTACAACAACCAGATAAAATTCCAAACTTTGATGTAGTATTTATTGATGAAGCTCAGGATCTATCTCCAATACAATGGAAATTTTATGACATATTAAAATCTAAATCAAAAAATATTTATTTAGCTGGGGATGATGACCAAGCAATATATGGTTGGGCAGGTGCAGATGTTGATAGGTTCATTCAAGAACCTGCTACAGAAAAAGTATTATCAAGATCAAGAAGAATTCCAAAAGCAGTACAGGATGTATCTGAAATTATTACTGCAAGAATTGCAGGACTCAGAGCAACTAAAAATTATTTGCCAAGAGATGAAGAAGGATTGTGTAGTAAAATCAATAGTTTAGAAAATGTAGATCTTTACCAGGACAACTGGTTAATACTAACTAGGACTTTATCCAGAGCAAAAGAAGTATGTGATCTTTTAAAAGTAAAAGGTTTGTATTATGAAAACAGACATCAAAAAAGTTACAACACTAAACTTTACAAAGCAATTGTTAGTCACAATAAATGGTTAAATGGTGAAACAATAACTGATACCGCCAGAGCAGATATAATAGAATACTTAGGAAACAGAGAACTTATAAAAGACAGAATGAATTATAATTTAAAATGGTTTGAATGTTTTGATAACGCACCTGCTGAAGACAAAATTTATATAAGATTAATGTTGTCAAATAAAGAAAAATTAAGTGATGAAGCACGAATCAAAGTATCTACCATTCATGCTGCAAAAGGTGGTGAATGTAAGAATGTAATTTTAGTATTGGACAATGCTAAAAAGATAAGGGAAGCTACGACCAAAAGTATAATAAAGCGTGACGAAGAGCACAGAGTATGGTATGTAGGTTGCACGAGAGCAAAAAGAAACTTATATTTAATGAGAGCCAAAATAGAACGAAAGGGATATCCACTATGACAGCAGAAGATATATTTAAAGAATCATTTCCACAGTATACTCAGGTAGGCGGGAATCACTACACAAAATTTCCCATTCAACCTTACGAGTTTATTTCTAAAAATGATCTCTCATTCTTTCAAGGCAATGTTGTGAAATACGTTTGTCGTTATCAGCGGAAGGGGGGAGTAGAAGACCTTAAAAAGATTGTACATTACTGTCAGCTAGAGATGTTAAAAATGAACGACATGAAAAAGAAAAAGTAATGCCAAAAAAATCTACTGTACGCAAAACAATTAAGTTTGCTAAAAATAAATTTAATTTAGAAATTTATCTTGGACTAGAGAAAGACCTTGCATGGGAAATATTTCCTCATGATTATAGTGCAGCTTTATATGCATTTAGTAACAAAGATAAGATGACTAAAATAATAGAAAACAAATATGTATACGAGGTAAAAAAATGATTAAGTACATACTAGAAAAAATATATCATTATTCCACAGCTTTAACTTCATGGTCATGGCAAAAATTATATGGAAGTAGAAAAAAAGGATATGGTTATAAAAAATGAAAGTACCTCTATTTGAAGCACAGACTGAATGGAATGAACCAGAAGAGTATCCAGATCTAAGAAAATATGATGAGATTGCAATTGACTTAGAGACAAGAGATCCCGACTTAAAATCTAAAGGTAGTGGTGCTATTATTGGTAATGGTGAAGTAGTAGGTATTGCTGTTGCTGTCCCGGGTAGAAAATTTTATTTTCCAATTGCTCACGGATCAGGGCCAAACATGGATCGTAAGAGAACCTTAAATTGGTTTCAAGATATATTAGATAGTGATGCTATAAAAATATTTCACAACGCTATGTATGATGTTTGTTGGATTAGATCTATGGGTCTTAAGATTAATGGACAGATAGTAGACACTATGATTGCAGCATCATTGATTGATGAGAATAGATTTAGATTTGATTTAAATAGTTTGTCTTGGGATTATTTAGGTCACGGTAAAAATGAATCTGCATTAAATGAAGAAGCAAAGTCTAGAGGATTAGATCCTAAAGCAGATATGTGGCAACTGCCAGCAATGTATGTGGGATCTTACGCAGAGAAAGATGCAGAACTTACTTTAGAACTTTGGCAGATATTTAAAAAAGAATTACTACACCAAGATGTAGAATCTATTTTTGAACTTGAGACGGATCTGTTTCCTTGTCTGGTAGACATGAGATTTCTTGGGGTGAGAGTGGACGTTGAAAGAGCTCATAAATTGAAGCAACAATTAACATTGCAAGAAGAAACATTACTCCACCAAATAAAAAAAGAAACAGGAGTAGATGTTCAACTAATGGCTGCAAGAAGTGTTGCCAAAGTTTTTGATAAACTTGGTTTAGCTTATGAAAGAACTGCAAAATCAAAGGCACCTTCTTTTACTAAGAATTTTATTTCGAATCATGAACATCCTGTAGTTAGAATGATTGCTAAGGCTAGAGAAGTTAATAAGGCTCATACTACATTTATAGATACCATAATTAAACATGAACACAAAGGTCGTATCCATGCTGACATAAATCAAATAAGGTCAGATCAAGGCGGAACTGTGACAGGTAGATTTAGTTACTCGAACCCTAATTTACAGCAACTTCCTGCTAGAAACAAGGATCTTGGACCTATGATTAGGTCTATATTTATACCCGAGAAGGGCCATAGATGGGGTAGTTTTGACTATTCTCAGCAAGAACCTAGGTTGGTAGTGCATTATGCCTCTTTACACAAATTTCCGTCTGTAAATGACGTAATAGATAATTATGAAAATGACACCTCAACGGACTTTCACCAGGTCGTAGCAGACATGGCAAAGATTCCAAGATCACAAGCCAAGGTAATTAACCTTGGATTATTTTATGGTATGGGTAAAGCAAAACTCCAGGCCGAACTAGGTGTATCAAAAGACAAAGCAGTAGAATTGTTCGATCAATACCACGCTAAAGTTCCCTTCGTTAAGCAGTTAATGAATAGTGCTTCCAATCGTGCCCAAGAGCGTGGTCAAATTCGAACTCTCTTGGGACGATTGTGTAGGTTTCATTTATGGGAACCTAATCAATTCGGTATGCATAAAGCATTGCCTCATGAGGATGCATTACAGGAACATGGACCAGGGATTAGAAGAGCATTTACTTACAAATCTTTAAACAAATTAATTCAAGGTAGCGCGGCTGATATGACAAAGAAAGCCATGTTAGATTTATACAAAAATGGTATAGTGGCTCACGTACAAATTCATGATGAACTTTGTATTTCTGTTAAAGATCAAGAACAAGCAAACAAAATTGTTGAGATCATGCAGGATGCAGTTACTCTGGAAGTCCCTAACAAAGTAGACTGCGAATTAGCAAACACTTGGGGAGAGATAAATGGTTAATTATGGCTTATCTAAATGCAAACATACCTGTCATAGAATGTTATGTCAGGGGTAACTATCTAAGAGATCAAAAAGATTCACACGATAAATATTTTGAAGTAGGAGTATTTGGTTTTAGTTCTATTCCAAACAGAGTACCTATGTTTCATTTCTTAATGGAAGATGGTGGTCTATGGTGGAGAGCACCTATCTCAGCTTTCTGCACCAAACCTGGAGTCAAAGAATTACCACTTGATGAGTTAGTGATGTGGGACAGCTTTAGTTACAACGTAAGTGTTACGACTTTTTATGAATTAGCAGGTGCCACTATGCAATACATATCTAGACGTAAAGTAAAACGTAAAGGTAAGTATTTATTTACAATTGACTGGTGCGCAGGAGACTTTAATGAGTTAAATTTTGGTTATGCAGAGAAACCTGACCAACATAAGTGTGGTCACGTTCTTGAATTAGAGGACGGAAACTTTGCAATACAGCCCAATAATAGGCTTA